AGAGACATGTTTCTCTGTGGTGCTGCCTTGCATCACATATTCGGTGGTTTTTTCTTTTTTGTCGCGAACAAGACGTAAAATCTTATCGCCTAACCAAAGTCCGTCCATTTTTTGCTCTTGCCTTTCTTTTTTTCTTACGTTTATAGCTAGGTTTGCCGCCCCTTGCTATGCCTACCGTCTTTCCACCCTTAACTCCTACTAAAGAAAACACCATGAGTTATTTCATTTTTCTTATTGGTCTTGTTTTCCGACGCCCTTTTTTTACTAATTGCATAATTCTTCTTCTTTGTTCAGGTGTCAACTCCATTATAGCCTTTGGTAATTTTGGTGTTGGGTTTTTCCTAGGACGTGGAGGTAAGACCATCCTATCTCCTGGTTTAGGACGTTTAGGTGGTCTAGGTCTAGGTAAAGGTTTAGGTCGTCTGTCGCCTGGTTTAGGTCTATCTGGTCCCGCTCTTCTTTTACCGCCTTTCCCTGTCACTCTTCGTGCCGTATTTTTTCTTTTCATCATGCTAGATTTCCGATCTAATCTGTTTGAACTTGTCTAATATACCACCGATGCCAGAGTTTGCAACATTCATTATGACTGTTGGAGATTCGCTCATCATCATTCCACCATGGCCCATTTGCACTCTGCCGCCATCTTGAGCCATTATTCTAGGAAGTCTATAAATCTCTTGTAGTCTATCTAACCCAAGTCCTGATCCGGTCGCTAGTGCAGTTGCCGTTGGTGCTGGCACTTGTATTGGTATTGGCGTTGGCTGCATTGGCGGAGCCATTTGTCTTATTGATGGTGTTGCTCTTTCGTCTTGCCTGCCTCCTCTGCCGCCACGAGGATCAACGTTATCAACATCCTCTCCTATTCTTAAAGATTTAAATGCATCGGCAAATTGCCCTCTTAAATTTGTTGGTTGTTCTCTTAAATTTGGATTTGCTGCCATCTGTTCTGGTTCAGCTCCGAAACCAAAAGCTCGGCCTATCTGTTTGCCTAAACCTAAAATACCTTGGCCTCCTGTTGCAAGTGCTAGAGCTGGATTAAGAGCAAAACCTGCCACCTTTGCAAGTCCTGGAGCTTCTTTCATAAAATCTGCACTTTGAGTTCTAAGTTGATTTACTATGCCCATTCCAGTGTAAGGAGACACGCCTAGTTGTCTGTTAAGGGCAGCCAGTCTGTTTAAATTTTCTGATGTTTGCTCTCCTTTGCCTAAAGATTTTTGAAAATCTGCAAGGCGACCACTAAGTCTAAATTGACCCGGTGTCATTTGTCGTGATCTTAAATTAGGGTTTGCGGCTGTTGCACCTAGTGTGGTGTCTATGCCTAACTTTCTTGCAATATCTTGTTTTCTTTTATCATCTTTAAATCTGTCAACTTGAGTTTTAGATCTTACAATATTACCTTTACTATCTTTTAAAAAGTCACCACTTTTTGTTTTAAAAGCAGTTCTTTCATTAAAATCTCTATTTATATCTGCAACTTTATCTCTAACTGCTTTTGCCTGTGCTCTAGCTTGTTTAGTTGTTTTAAATCTTGCTCCTCTAGGTACTCCTGAAGTTGTTTTTTTAGCTGCACTTGGTGCTGCTGCAACTTTTGCTTTAGATTTTTTAGTAGGAGAAACTCCTATACCTGAAGGTCTTCTAGTTTGAGCTTGTGTTGTTTTTTTAGCTTTTATATCAGCTGTTTTTCTAGCTGCAGATTTAACTCTTCTTGTTCTTCTTGCTGATGGTTTTGAAGCAGTTCTTGTAGTGCGTCCTCTACTTTTTGCACCTTTTACTGACGCTCCTCTGGCAGATCTTCGGCCTCTGCTTCCTCTGTTTTGTGCGCTGCCTCTACTTGCAGATCCACCTCTTCGGCCACCTTTTGCTCCGCCACGTCGGCTTCGGCCACCTACTCCGCGGCCGCCTCGACCGCCTCTGCCGCCTCGACCGCCTCGACCGCCTCGACCGCCTCGACCGCCTCGACCGCCTCGACCGCCTCGACCGCCTCGACCGCCACGTCTAAACCCTACGCGCTCTTCGTCGTCCTCACCTTTTTGTAAGTCGTCAAATAATATCGCTTTTTCTACAGCCATTAGATTCCTTTGTTAAATGTGTCTTGTATATTTTTAGTCATCTTTTCTGCTTTGTCCAAGACTTTCTGTTGAGACTCTCGTTCTAATTTTTCTATGGCAATCGCAGATCTGAGAGCGACAGCGTCTTTTTGTTGTTTTATTTTTGCCGCGTCTGTCTTTTCTTTGTTTTCCATTTTTTCTTTTTCAACAGAAAGTTTTGCCTGTGCCTCTTTCAAGTCTCTTTCAGAATCTTGCGCTTTAATTTGCAATTCTTGTTCTTTTAGTTTTACCAAAGGATCTTCTTGTGATGCAGTAGAAAGAGCATCAATATCCTCCATAAACTCTGTTACTAACTCTGCTTGTCTTTGAGCAATCTTTGTCTGCATGTCCATCATCATTTGTTGCATTGCTTGCTGTTGTTGTGGAGACATTGGTTGTCCTTGTTGCGCCATTTGCATCTGTTGCATTTGTGGTGCCATTTGTTGTTGTATCTCCTCTGATGCTTTTAAAGATATATGTTGCATAATGTGTGCTTGTGTATTTGCAAAAATTTGTGGATTAGATTTTATAACCAAACTTCCAAGCAACGCTATGTGAGCTACAATGTGTGCATCGTGATCTTGACCAGGAAAAGCCTGTGCTGTCATACCTGCTGTCAGTTCTGCATTTTCTAGTGCAGGATCTTTTGGTTGTGGTTGTGGTGGTGGGGGCATCAGTGCCTCTATATTTTGAACGCCCATGGCCTCATACATTCTTCTATACGCTTCGTATATGTTGTGCATTTGCGGTGCCGCTTGTGCCAGTTGCAATTGTTGTTGTGCCAATGTCACACGTTGTGTCACTGAAAAAATGTTTGGATCAGAAACGGGTATTACATCAACACGAGCATCAAAGTCTTGTGCCTTGATTGCTTGATTGCCACCTACGACTTGATAAGGATAAACAGGGGGCAATGTGTCTGCGAAAAGTTTTGCAAGCAGTTTAAATTCTTTGCCTTGTGCCGCATGCATTCTTTTGTGAATAGCAGACATCACTTTCATGCCACGTTCTAGTAACGCCATGGTTGTGCCTACAGGATTAACTTCGTTACCTTCACCGAGTTTCATGTCAGCAACAGCTGCAAAAGATTTACCGCTTTCTATGACAAAACCTAACAATTGAAAAAGTGTGCCTGATGGTTCTTTGTATGGTAGTGGAACTAAAGAGCTACTGATCTCTCCAGCAGGGGCATCCACATCTCTAAACTCTCCGGGGACTAGTGGCTGATCGTCATCCCGTATGCGTAGCCCACGTGCCTTAAATCCAGATGGTAAGTTGGCGAGTGTACCAGCATCGATGAGTTGACGTAGTATGGAGGTTGCAGACTTTGATAAACCACCCAACATGTGAATAAGACCAAAGCCATAGAAGCCAAGGCCGGGAAGAAACTTGTAATGTACAAAATATTGTTTTTTAATTTTAAGTGAATCTTGTTCTTCATAGTTTCTTCTAATAGATAAAATTTTTGAGGAGTTCTCGTCTATACTTACGATGTAGGGTAAACTTATTCCAGAGTTTTCACCTGCCTCGTTGGCATCTTCATAACCTGGAAGATCAAGGTCAACGTGCATTTCTAAAATTGTGTGTATGTTATCTTTTGTATAAACTCTTTTTGCCCCGTCTAACTCATCAATCTTGTCTTGTACTTCATCATTTTCGTCATCGTAAACTTCAGCTAACTCCATGTCTCGATAAAAACCAGACGCTTGATATTTTCTAACATCGTTTGCTGGCATTTTTATGACGTGAGTGATTCGCATACACGTTGTCAAATCTGTGGAGTCATAAGGCACGACGAGGTCTTCTGACGAAACAAACTTAGAAACAGGTCTTCCTAATTTGTCATCAAAATAAATTTTACGAAACGCCGAGCCGGAAAGGGGGAGATGAAAAAGCATCTGATCCAGCTCGGGTTCGTACTCCTCCATAACGTGAGTAAGTTGATAATTCATAAACTGTTTAACTCTTTTTGACTGTGCCTCTGTTTGAGGATTAGGCGCACCCATAATTTGTGTTTTTACAGGGCCACCTGCAGGGAATAATTCTTTGTACGATTGCGCTTGAAACTGTGTGACTGATTCTGCAAGAAGAGGATGTGACACACCAGAAGCGCCGGGAAAAGGTTCTGTTCTGTCCTCTGATTTAAGCCCCATCAAACTAAGACCTTCAGCATAAGTTGAAGACCAATCTGATCGCGCCTCTTTATCTCCTTCGTATGCTTCCAATAACTCATCGGTGATCATCGCCAACTCACCATCTGACATGGTTTCAGCTAAATTAGCAAAATGACCTTGTGGCGCTTGCATCTGTGCACCAAATGATATGGTGGCACCGCCATCTTCATCTAGTTGTGTGTCGCCTTCAATTAATTCTATCTGTTCTGGTGAAAAGTTTTCTGCCTCCAAATCAAACTTCATTTGCTCTGTTAGTGGCATGTCTTTTTCTACTGGCATAATTATCCTCTTAATTATTAAAAACTTTCATATTATCAAACTTTCCCTCCCTAAACGGATTTAAAGCGTTCAGTATTCCAGACTGAATTGCATCAGAACGTCTTGATATTCTATCCCCTAAAGGCATATTTTCTTTATACTCTTGAAAGAAAGGAGTGTCACCATAATATTCCTCTAGCTCTTCCATGGTAAAGACTGAAGGATCAGCAGGTCCTTTTTCAGGTATAATAGTATAATCAGCAATTAACTCTGTGACATATCTGTCTGGACTCATACCAAATTCTTTGGCGTATTCTATATAGTCTGGATCAGTAACAAGTTCCTCGTAGCTATATCCACCTAGTTCAGGAATGGGCTCATCAAACTCAACACCAATATCGTCAAGTGTGAGCCGTTCATCAGCATACTTTCCATATACAGGGTCAAATGGTCCCCCTGTTTCACTTGCCATTATTTCATACATCAAAGCTGGAGTACCGAGCCCTAAGCTAAGAGCTTTGCCACCAACACGAGATGCAACGCCTGGCAGAGCTCTAGCAGCGTTAATGCCCATAATACCCATTCTACTGGTAGGTTTTGGTGTTGGTTTTGTAGCTGTCATATATTTAATTTTTAAATATCTCCCATAGTTTTATTGCAGAATCCTTATAATACTGTTCTGAAGGCATGCCGTCCACCTTTTTTCCTGACTGGCTATCTACAAAAGACCAAGGGTCGTTCTCTGTTAAAATATATTCA